TACATCCGTGCCGCCGCAGAACGGGCAGGGCCTAACAGTTCGCTGAACCGGACCTTCGTCGGCGGTCGGCTTCTTCTCGTTCAGTTCAGGCATGTAGCGCCTCCTTGTCCGGTTAGCTCAAACGTTAGCCCGCCTTCTGTTCGGCCCCGGCCACTTGCACTGGCTAGACCTGTGCCCTTCTTTTCCGCAGCGGATGCAGACTAGGCGCGTCATACCAGCCGCCACACGTAGCCGTCGCCCTTGTGCACCGGCTTGGCCATCACCCTGCATTCAAGCCACACAAGCGCCTCGTAAACCTCAACCACGCTGACGCCTATCTGCCGCGCGATGTACACCGCTGGGCTGTTTGGGCGGTAGTTGAGGAAGTCGATCACGGTGTTCAGGGTCGATTTCATTGAAGTCCTAGCGCCATTTCCTTGACCGACCCGCTAGCGATGCGAAGGGCATCAGACTTGGCCGGAAGCATGGGCATGAACTCTTGTGCACGCTCATACGAAATCCGGCCCTTGTCCACCGCGTCGATAAGAGCCGATTCCCGACCGCGAGCGTCATGGCCTAGGGTGATGGTCCACCTCACTGCGATCCCCTTATCCCTGGCATGATTAACCATCCGCAAATAGGTCTCCTTGAACGCCATGCGTGCCTCAACCATCGCGCCAGCATCAATGAGCCCGACCGCCACACCAAAGGCCTGTGACATTTCCGTTGTCCATACGGCGCTATCGCCTTCGTTGTGAGGCAGCATTGCCCAAGCTTCCTCGGCGCCAGGACGCCCATCGTCAAGGCGGCTGATTACGTCCTGGATCGTCAAGGCCCCGCGCACTTCCTTGCGGCATCGCACCAGCGCGCCAAGCACTTGTTCTTCTGGGTAGGCGCTCAGGTCGCCAACAAACACGCGGGCGGCGGCTTCTGAGAATGTCCTTCCACACAGCTCGCTAGTCACGGCGATAGCTCGGATGAGTTCAGGACTTGGCATTGGCGTACTCCATCTCTGCTGCAGCCAACATCCCATCAAAGGCATTGGCGTTGGTTTGCGTTCTGTCGGCCTGTTGGGCCTGTGTTCTGGTCACCTGCCGACCTGTTGCCCATTCGGTGCGCAGCTTCTCCGCGTCACGCAGCAGCAGGTTAGTCGGGTGCATCGCCGCAACGTACAGGCCGTTTTGGCTTTTGACGAAATGGGCCGCGACAAACGGCGCCTCGGCTGCGCCCAGCTTCCCGACCAATTGCGCCAAGTGGGCGTTGACGCTGGCGTTTCGCACCGGATGGACGCTGTACCTTCGCTCATAGGCCTCCGAGTACGAAGCCCACACAGCGGCAGAATCCGGCACCGGCTTGGCTCCGCGTTTTCGCGGGGCCTTGCCGGAAAGCGCCGCAGGCGCAACTGAGGAATCAGGAATCAGTGGTGAGGAATCAGGAATCCGGAATCCGGAATCAGGAATCAGCCCGGCTCGTTCAGTGGAAGGTTGTTGCTTGTCTGTTGCTTGCACAGTGCTTGTCTGGTGCTCCTGCATTGCTGGCAGCGTGCTTTCCGCTTCTTTCATGTGTGGGTTCTGGTGCTTGCACCAGTTCACTATCTGCATACACCTGACTCCATCGGCCTCATAGCGCTGGACAAACCCCTTCGATTGCAGCTCTGACAATGCCGCGTCTGCGTCCATGTCGTCATAGGGCATGCATTCGGCCTTCAGCTTGCGCGGACGGTCCTCAATGCGGCCGTCTCGGTCTGCCAGCGTCCACAGGCCGACGAAGAACAGCCGAGTCAATGCCGGAAGCTCGGCCAACGAATCGTTGGTAAAAAAGCCCGGCTTGATGTTTCTCGAACGCGCCATCAGAAGATCCTGTATTCCTTGACCCGCTTGCCATTCGGCAGGTCTACCCAGCGATCAAGAACCTTGACGCCATCGCGGCGCAGATCGCCGCAGCGCTGTGACAGGCTGAAGCACTTCGCCTCGTTCAGCGCAACGACTGGCGTACCCCAGCGGGCGCGCAGAAGCTTGATCAGGTCGGCTTTCATGGTCATGCGAGGGCACCCAACGGAATGTCGCGGAACAGGCGCGGGGCTTCAGTGGCGGTGATGATTTCGCCGAAGCGGCCATAGCCTGGGCTCGGGCAGCGGGTGAAAACAAAGCCATCCGAATACTTGACTTCAGCCTTCTCCCAATTAGCGGCGCTTTGCTTCTTGATTTGCACGCCATCAAATGCGTTGTCAGGTTTTGGCTTGACTACCTTGTTGCGCAGCGCACGCATCCCAGATGCTGCACAAGCGTGGCTGCATGTGAGCTGAGGGCGTGTTTTAAGGTGGGAGAACTCTTTGCCGCAGCGCTTGCACTTCGAGGTCGTGCGCAGAGCATCAAAGCTTGCTTCATGACATTCGGCGCTGCAGTACGTGCGAATGGTCCTGCGCTTTCCGGTTATCTCAATGCCGCAGTTTCGGCAGTTGTTCCCGGGGTTCTTGATGCGCTCGGCCTCGTGATAGCAAGGCTTACTGCAATACTTCATTGAGCGCTTCTCAGCGTTGAAGTCAAGCTTGCAGTGTTGGCAACTGAGGATCATGCGGCCTCCACGCGCTTGAATGTGAGCCGGTCAGGCATAGGCTCTGCCAGGAGTATTGCGTTGCGAACGCGCGTGCTCAACTGAGCGCCCGCGCTCAACTTGATGTGAGGATCAAGTTCGCGGCCAGTCTCGACATAGACCAACCACGAGTCACACGCCAGCTTGTACGCGGCGCAATCAATCTGCTTTTTGCAGTGGTACTCGTCGCAGGGCGTCTTGTCTGACGCTGCGATTGCGCTAAAAAAGTCCTTTAGGCTCATGCGGCCCGCTCCAATTCTTGCAATCGTTGTTTGAGTGCCGCGACCTCTGCTGCGCGGCTATCGCGCTGCACAACATCGCAACCCATTTGCTCGGCCCGCGCATTAGCGGCAGTGGCTGCGGAGTTGATGGCGCTTGCTGCGCTGTACCGGCCACGCTGAAGAAAAACACCCGGGCTGGCCGCGTTACCGCAACCCACGGCCCGGGCAAAGCCACCAGCGCCCCGGAGGAAGGGCATTGCGTGCTGGTGGGAGACAAACATTTAGGCCACCACCTTCACAGGGATGAAGCCGTGATAGCGGTCATCGAAGCACATCATCTGCTGCACCTTGAGGGGGCCTTTGTCATCAAGACTGCGATACCGCTCGCAGTCCTGGCGGCGCTCACAAACTGGCGCGTGTGGGGCATTGAGTTGCCCCTCGCATCGGAACAGTTGGATTGGCAGCATGGCTTAGACCTTCGCTGCTTTGGCTTCCGCCGCGATCAATTCCGGCATATGCTTGCGGGCCAGCGCGGCAAGAACCCGGTCTTCGATTCGGGCCGGTAGAACGTCAGGCCACTGCGTGACAGCAGACGACGTGATGCCGATTGCCTCAGCCGCTTCGCTTACCGTCCCGCCGAGAAGATTGATTGCATGTGCTTTATCCATGCAGCCATGTTAGCCGGCTTACCGCTTGTGTGGGCTTTTTTCGCGTGAATAGTTGAGCGCGCTTAACGGTCTTTGTTAGCGCACTTGCATTGCAAGGTAAGTGCGCTTACAGTTCATTCACGCCGCAAACACAGCGGCAAGGAGTGAACCAGATGGACCGCATCGACAACGCACTGCTGAAGCCACGGGCCAGCGACAACCACCCGGCGCAGCAACTGGCCGCCGAAGATCGCGCTTACGACGCATTCATGGACCCGCTGCGGGCTAACCTTGATGTTGCGCTGATTTCCGGCCTCATGACCCGCAAGAGCTACCCGCTGCGCTCGTTCCTCGGCGAGTGCAGCAATGATGCGCAGAAGTTGCTGTTTGCAGCCTGCGCCGTGGCTGTACGCGACAACCACCCGAACGCTCAGAGCGAGTCCGACAAGTCAGTTGCTGCGGCGCTGCGCGAGTTCGTCGAGTGCGTCGCTCGTGACTACGCCGACAACTACTCGGAGTGCTACGAATGAGCAAGCTGGGCGCTGCAGCCTTCATGGCTGGCAATCAAGCGGAGGTAGCCGCATGGGACGCCTTCTTGGAAAACGTTCCGATGTCATGGGTGCAGCAATGAAGCCGCACGTACACGCCGCCGTGATCAAGGCCTGGGCTGATGGGGCTGATGTGCAGTTCAAGCCTAACGACCTGAATGGTTGGCAGGATTGGGTGATATCTACCTTTGGCGCAACTCCATCATTCAGCGTTGATTGGCAGTGGCGCGTGAAGACAACGCCCGTGAAGCTGATGTATCGCGTCGCGCTGATGAAGGACCGGAATGATTTCTTCACCACCACCGTTGACAGCATGGAAGAGGCCGCCGAAATTTTTGGCGATTCCGAGTTCGTCAAGTGGGCCAGCGAATGGGAAATGGTGGAAGCATGAACCGACACCCTGAAGCAGGCGCGCTGAGCCGCCGATTTGCAGAGCACAGCGCCGATTTGCTGCTGGACGTTGACAACCTGTGCTGGGCGTTGTCAATCGTTGGGCTGGCCGCGCTTACTGCGATGTGGTGGACGCTGTGAACCTGCCCACACTTCTCATCAAAACCGGCGCCATGACAGGGCCGTATTTCAAGGAGCCAATCATGGGTTACATCAAGGGGCTTTGGCACGATGCCTGCATGGCATACACCGCAGCTCGCAGCCAGTGGCGCTACTGCCGCACACACCTCCGCCGTGGCGGTTCACCTGATATGGAGTTTTGAGCATGTGCGACCTTCTGAAGATCAACGTCAACGAGCACACCGAAAAGAAGGGAGGGCTTACCTATCTGTCGTGGGCTTGGGCCTGGTCAGAAGTGCTGAAGATTGACCCAAATGCTCGGTGGCGTGCCGTGGAGTACGGCGACGAGCGAGGCTGCACACTGCCTGCGATGTTCTTTCCTGATGGTTCGGCCATGGTGAAGACTGAAGTCATCATTAAGGGCGAGACGAAGGTTTGTACGCTGCCGGTGATGGACCACAAGAACAAGGCCATCAAGCAGCCTGACTCGTTTGCCATCAACACGGCAATCATGCGGTGCATGACGAAGGCCATTTCAATGCACGGGCTGGGGCTCTACATCTACGCTGGCGAAGACTTGCCCGAAGGTGACGACACATCCCGCGTTGAATGGCTGGCGGCCAGGAAGGCCGAAATCTTCGGCGCAAAGAACGTTGGTGAGCTTCGTCAATTTGTTGCCGACGCGATCAAGAAGGCGACAGAACAGAAGGACTCCGACGCCATTGATCAGATCAGCGCATGGTCTGAAGAAAAGAAGCAACAAGCACAACCTAAGGCGGTCGCATGACACAGCTCTACATCCTGGCCGACGAATACCGAGAGGCGGCCGCAAAACTGGCTGATCTGGACCTTGACGAACAGACCATCGCGGACACGCTCGAAAGCCTGTCTGGCGATCTGGAAGTGAAGGCCGCAAACGTCGCCATGTTTGCGCGCAATCTCGAAGCCACGGCGGCGCAGATCAAAGAGGCCGAAGGCCAGATGGCTGCACGCCGAAAGTCTCTGGAATCCCGCGCAGATGGCCTCCGCCGCTATCTGTTGGCTTCGTTGCAATCGGCAGGAATCACCAAGGTTGAGGGGCCGATGTTGCGCATTGCAGTTCGAGACAACCCGCCAGCCGTTGATGTGTTCGATGCTGCGCAGGTTCCGGCTTCGTTCATGCGCCAAGCGGAGCCGCCACCTCCCGCGCCAGATAAAGCAGCAATTAAGGCCGCGTTGCAGCAGGGGGCCGACGTTCCAGGATGTCGCATCGTGCAGGGCAAGCGATTGGAAGTTAAGGCGTGAACTACCTCAAGGCGCCAGTCTTCCGCAGCGATAAATGGCTGCGCGCCGTTGCATCGCTACCCTGCATGGTGTGCTTTCGTGAAGGCGCTACACAGGCCGCACACCGCAACGTCGGTAAGGGCATGGGGATGAAGACGGACGACTGCTTTACTGCCGCCCTTTGCGTCGAGTGCCATGCTGAGATTGACCAAGGCGGCGCACTGACGCGGCAGGAGCGGCGCGACAGACTGGACCAAGCAATCCTGATGACTGTGCGGCAACTCGCGGTGGACGGAAGGCTGGCGATCAAATGAAGTTTGTTCTTGCTCATCCGCTGGCACGGCGCCGCGCAATGCAGGCGGTAGCCGATGCGCCAGCAGGCTACTCCGTGACCATCAAAGAGCCGTCGCGCAACGGGGACCAGAACGCCGCGCTCCACGCCCTGCTGTCAGACATTGCACGCACTCGTGTGTGGGCTGGGAAGCACCAGAGCATTGACACGTGGAAGCGGCTTCTAACGGCGGCATGGGGCCGGGCATCAGGGCATCAGGCCACGTATCTCCCAGCCATTGACGGCGCAGGCGTGGACATCGTGTTTCGGCCTACGTCAACGCTCACAGTTCGGGAATGCTCCGACCTGATCGAATTTATCAACGCATGGGCCGCAATGGCCGAAGGCAACGTTGCTGCCACCTAATGCAACAAACAAAAGGCATTGACATGAAATCACAACAAGGCTTCACCTCCATATGGTTGTTTATTGTGCCGCTGTGGTTGTTGGCTGGTGTTGGCTGGGTATGGAACATCGTAAAGATCGTGCAAAGCGGTTTTGATGTCATCACCGGCATGTTCATCGCACGCTGTATCGGCGTGTTTGTTGCCCCTCTCGGCTCAGTCCTCGGGTACTTCTGAACATGGCAAGCGTCAACAAAGTCACCATCATCGGCAACCTGGGCCGCGATCCTGAAGTGCGCTATGCGCCCAGCGGCGCCGCAGTCTGCAACATAACCATTGCCACGTCGCGGAGTTGGAAGGACAAGGCCGGTGAAAAGCAGGAAGAGACCGAATGGCACCGCGTGGTCTTTTACGACAAGCTGGCCGAGATCGCCGGGCAGTACCTGAAGAAGGGGAAGCCGGTCTACATCGAAGGCCGCCTGAAAACGCGCAAGTGGACCGACAAGGACGGCGCGGAGAAGTACACCACCGAGATCATCGCCAACGAGATGACGATGCTGGGCGGAAACGACGTCGAACAAAAGCCACAACAGACGCACAGCCAGCAGCGCCAGGCAGCGGCCAAGGCTGTGACGGGGTTTGATGGGATGGCGGACGACATCCCGTTTTGACGACCAACGTCTAGAGATGTCCGTTAGAACCGTGGCGTCGTAACCATTGGCCTTTGAACTGACTGGGTGGCCCGCGCTAACTACTTGAAAAACAAGGGGATTTTCGATCTTTTGGCGGACGTATTCGGACCAGTACCAAATGCAGCATTGAGGAAAAGCATGGACCGCGAAAAGCTACTGCAAAACCCGCTGCCAATTGACCGCGTTGCAGCGCGAGTGACCAAGGCCGCGAAAGCGGAAGACTTTTGGGCGCCGCAGCCCAAGCCGAAAACCGACTTTTCGGAATCTGGCGAAGTGCTGCGCACCGGACCACTGCCTAAGAATGCGCCGCGTGAACTGCTGGCCCTGACAGGGAGGCGGCGCGGCCAGATGGTTGTGATTGGCTACGCGGCCGACCAAGGAACCGCAAAGAACAAGAGCAGCCCAGCCAAGTGGGTTGTGCGCTGCGACTGCGGCCGGTATGAGCACCGATCAAGCATCTTCCGGTGGCTTGGGACCGATGCAACCGATCTGTGCCGCGAGTGCCGCCACCGCACACACAAGTTGCGCGGGTGGTGGCGACCGACTGAAAAAGCAACGCGGGCCACGGTGCCCGGCGATGCTGCATAACGTTTAGGTGAGGCGAGAGTGGATGCGGCACGCCGAAACGAATCGCCTCGAACGGTAGTTGGGCTGGTTCCGAAGCGAAGGAAAGACGATGAGTGATAGCGAAAAGAACACGGCCATTGCTACGGGCCGCATGTATGTGGACTATGACCCGCTGCGCCACCTGAAGCACTTACAGGCGCAGATCGGCTACCGCGACGGCTACTGCATCTACCTGAGCAAAGACGCGATGCAGCGACTTGAGGATGTGATCGCCTTCAACGATGGCCGCGAACCGGCAAATTACGGGCGCAATTCTGTGGCCTAACGTTGGAATTGAGCTGACCGCGCAAGCGGGAGCCGATGCCAACGACACCCACCACCGCTGACCCGCTTGCGTGGGTCAGCTCGAATGACTAGTTCGGCCTGGTGCCGAAGCGAGAGGATAGTGATGAGCAAGATTGCGCAACAGATCAAGTGGCTTGACGGCTTCAACGGAAGCGCCGCACTGTTCAACCTGACGCCGCCGCTATTGGTGGTGGGATACGGCGACGTTGTGGACACGCACGATTTTGTGGTCGTGAGTGCTGCCGACGTGATGTTCAGCGGCCCGGAAACGTACATCTTCCCGGCCGACGCTGACGGCAACGTGACCAACTGGATTGAACTGGACGGCAGTTTCAGAGGGTCACTCGACATGTGGCGGGCGCTACGCAACGCCGGCTACGAGCCGCAAGGACTCTCGATCAGCGCGTGAGGCCGAACGTTCGCGGTAACCTGACCATAGGGGCAGCAGATGAAGCATGACAAAGAGACGGTGCAGCCTGCCCCTATGGGTCAAGTTGAACCGTCAGTTAGGCAGCACGCTGACAAGTGCGTGGACCTGGAGCGCCGGCTGAGGCTGGCAATGCGCCAGTGGGATAGCTGGAAATCCTACGCGCTGGAGCTGCAGGCCCGGCTGGTGAAGTACGAAGGCGGCAGCCCGATGGTGCTGAACGCCGAGCGACTGAACGGATGGCTGTGCAGCAAGTGCGGCACCGATCGGACGAAGGCAGCATGCCCGAAGGGGCACAGCGCCGCATTGACTGGCGAGTGCCCGATGGCTGGGACTGCTGCCTAACGTTTAGGTGAGGCG